TCCAAATGTCGTAGAAATGGTTTCTTCCTTTCGGTGTGCCAATAAACAATGCCCTCGTGGGATTATCTACTGAGTGCCGATCAGAGAGCGATGGCCTGATGACTTCGTACCATGCTTCAGGCCGCATGTCTGCGAACTCGTCTAACACCACGAAGTCCAACGCCCTCCCTCTCAGGTTGTCCGGCTTCTCCGCTCCCTTGAGCGATATGGTCGAACCGTTCTTCAGTGTTAGCGTTAACGATGACTCGTTGCGCTTGCTGACATATCCATCTGGCAGAGCATCGGTCAAGAACGACCACGCGATCTCTTTCGCTGCCTTGTAGGTCGGGGCCACATACCAGCAGTTGCGATTCTTCCCTGACAGAGAAGCCCGCAGAAGCTCATGGGTTGACAAGAACGTCTTACCAAACCGTCTACCAGCGACTACAGCCCTGAAGCGTGAGTCACTGAAGAAGATGTCATCCTGTGGCTTGCTAAGCCTCACTCGCCCTCTCGATAACGATTGGCGGTAGGTCTTGGGCTTCCTGTTCTGGCTGATCTGCTTGACCTAACCAGTTCTTTCCTAGCCATACAAGCATCGTCGTATTGCCGTCCATCGCAGCCGTGTATTGCTTGCGGCGCAGGCTCATTTTGCCATTGCTGGCCTTTTGCTTAAAATAATCCGAAAAACCTACGCCCTGCTCCCGCTTACAAGCAGCGTTGAGCGTGTCGTAGTCGACACCTAATACAGCAGCTTGCTCCTCCCCTGTGCAATGTATAGCGCACATCTTGTCCACCTGATCCCAGTCTATTTGTGCCAATGGTCTAGCCATGTCGCGCTCCAACATATTCAAAGCTCGCCGTTAGTCTTTCTATTGAATCAGCGCCTCGCAAAACACCCTTGGACTTGGCAACTCTCGAGGGCTTTCGAGTCATTGCCCAAGTGGGGTTTTTCTGCAATCCGAGAACAAATGCGGGCGAACTGGTAACTAAGCTCATCCGATACCCTTTTTTCTTGTACGAATCAGCTATTGCATCCATGAACGTAGCTCCAACACCAATCCCTTGATAATCCGGTTTAACCACGATTCGATGAATGCGCTTCATGTCTTTAACTATGGGGTGAGGGAAATGTATTACCGAACACCAAGCAACTGATCGACCATCAATCTCGCATATGTATTTGTGAGCCGCGTTGTTATGCGAATGCGTCAAATAGTGATGCTCCATGAACTCAGCCCACTCTCTTTGATTCGCTTTTCTGATTGTTGCTTTGATTTCAGGTCGCCTAAGACACCTCCGGCTAAACTGCATATCATCGCAGTTAAACACCCAATCAGGCTCCAGCCATTCTTCGATGTCGTAATGACAACTCACGGCAACGAACTTACGCCCTTGCTTACGAATAAACTTCTGAATCGCAGAAGATCCCAGACGCGCCACCAGCCTATCAACCACCGACGTGAACTCGTCATATATAAACGGTTTGTCTGCTTCGAGAATTAACCTCGCAAGCTCTGCTCTCATTTTTTGACCATTGGACAGCACACCAAACGGCTTCAACCAATCTGGCGGCGACGAAAATCCAACCTTGGATAGCGCCTCCGTTATCTGTTTTGCGGTTAACATTTCATTGAAATCATCAACAAAACTATCTCCCGACCATTCATACCCGCTGAACAGTTCGTAATCGTTGAACATTCGTTTAGCGATGGTTGTTTTTCCCGTCCCGCTTGCTCCAACAATTAATCCAATGTTCCAGTCAACATCTTCTATCGGAATGCTTACGTCAAACGTTTTGGTAACTACGTCCATATCGCAGTCGAACATCGACTTGATTTTATTGGCTCTAAACGTGCCACTGGTTTCCGATTCGATTACAAACTTTGAACTCGGCACTTGTACCCCTCCGAATCCAAACGATTGAAGATTTTTTCCTGCTCGGATTCGTTGCTACATTCAACGACAACAGAAAAAGACTCAGCGTAGTCGACCTCTTGCACAACATGCTCTTGTGGCTCATCGAACATCTTGGCAAGTTCTATTTCGTCCATCCCTGTCAGCGTTAAATCAATATCCAATTCTGCCAAACGCTCAATCTCTACCGCTAACAGGTCGTAATCCCACCCCCCATTCTCGGTTAGTTTGTTGTCTGCTATCACATACGCTTTGCGCTGCGCCTCGGACAATCCTTCAAGCGTTATGGTCGGCACCAGTTTTAGGTCTAGCTTCTGCGCTGCTGCAAGCCTGCCATGACCCGCGATGATGCTGTTGTGCTCATCAATCAGGATTGGGTTGTTGAACCCGAATTCTTGAATGCTCGCCGCTACTTGAGCCACCTGCTGATCGCTGTGTGTGCGCGGGTTGTTGGCATACGGGATCAGGTCAGTCGTGGATATATATGCGACTTCTAGCATTACTTTTCTGCCTTATGGCTTGCGCCAAAGTAGAAACTAACAACGGCGGAAACGATCCCGCCCAAATAACCCAAGACCAAATTGACAATGCCCTCGTTCTGTTCCGGCATCAGCGTGACCATGCTCACATAACCCCCGAAGAACAAAAACGCCAACATCGCTAAGACTTTGGGCGTCCAGTCACCTTTGCCCATCTCCCGCGCACTCGACCTATCAGCGTTCTCTAACTCAAAGATGTCTACTTCAAGCTCTGCCAAACGGGTTTTGTAGGCCAAGTCAGCTTTCTTGATCTCAGCCAGTTGTTCCGGTGAGGCTTCGCTGAGAGCCTTCTGGACGGCTTGTGGCTCTGCCGGTACCCCAAGTACCTGTGCGAGTATTTTGCCCGCTCCAGCCCCTACTGGGCCTCCTATGGCGCTTCCTATGGTCGGTGCTACTGCGCCAACCAGCCCTTTGATCGCATCCCACTTCATACTTCAGCCCTCACACCCGTTACTTTCAGGGTCATTCGTTCTTCGTGTCCGTTGAATATGTCCATTAGCGCGGCCAGTGTCTTCTTGGAGTTGTAGACAGCAGGCTCTAACGCGTCTGAGACGAAGCGATCACCAACGCCGATACACCCCTCTACGTCGTGGGGCCAGTTGGCTGTATGAATCAGGATAAACGTGCGGTCTGGTACATCCATGACTTGAATCACATCTTGGAACCGCGACCCGCTGAATGGCTGGCAGGCATACGTTCCCTCGGGGATGCAAGACACGTTTGGCTCGTTGTTCTTCCAAGGTCGTTCAATGGTGAAGCAAGACCACTCACCGATGCTTAACTTTCCGAGCGTCCCGCTGTCGAGGTATGCAAATCGTTGCAACAAAGCCATTTGCGATCCTTGTTCTGAGGCTGATTCTGTGCTAGCTGCGAATAATACCGCATTTTTTTACGATGATGTGCAAAAAAAACCTTTTATTTATTAAAATCTTTCTTTATAATGGTACCCATCAACAACGAGGAACGGACATGGAAACAACAAGCTACTACAACGTCGATATCGCCCATCTTGCTGAAGATGACGAGCCAGCGACTTACGAGTTTGAGTTGTGCGGCTGGATCTACAATGTCGAGACGCTTGACGAAGCGAAGGCGCAGATCAAAGCGAACATTTCAGAGCACCGTTGCTACTGGCGAAATTTTTAAAGGAGAATGATAAGAGGCCGCGTAAGCGGCCCTCACCCCCATCAACAACGGAGAAGCAGAATGAAAGTGAACATCAACATGACCGTAAACGTAGACCAAGACGTAGTTATCGAATTTATGGAAGCTCTTGGCGTTACAGGCAGTCCCCGACAGTTCGTTAGAGAGTTTATCGAAGAATCAGGGTTTGAAGGCTTGGCAGATCAGTGCCGAGAGACGATCTGCAAAAACATCTTTGTGTACAACTTCTAAGGAGAACCGCATGACTATTTCATCGAACTTCTACAGCATTGCCACCCACATGCTTGAGTGCATTCGCACCGATTACGACGACGACATTCCTTTCGTTCAGCGAATGGATGAAGTGGTAGATAACAGCGAATATGGAATCTATTACTACCAAGCTCAGCGTTTAATCTTGGACGAGATGACGCCAAGCCAGCAAGCTAACGCAGAATGGGAGCTGGGAGAGTTTTCAAACACGCTAACCTATAACGAGTTTGCTTGCCTTATCGCCTGCCAAGCCATCAAACACGCGATTATAGCCCAAGCAACCGCAGCGGAGGTTAGAGAATGAAAGTACGAATAGACTTCACGATTGACGTTGACCCAAAGGTCATCCGCACCTACATGGATGAACTTGGTACTGACGAGACAATGAAAGAATTTCTCGTAACGTGGTGCTCTGCCGCTGGCTCTGACACGCTCGACAACAGTTTGGCCAACGCCTTGAACGAATACCACACCACGCACATCGTGCGGCAAGACATTTAGGGGGTCACATGAAACTACGCTACCCACTCGCCCTTTTGCTGGTTGTCCTGATCTCTTGCGTATCAGAGACAGACTACCAAGACGCGCTGCAAGAAGAAGCCATATACATCCAATCGGTCTGCGATGGTGTCCACGGGGACTATCTCAACCTTCGGCCTGCTTGCTAACCAGCCAGACGTTTTCCCTCGCCTGATCCTCTGGCTTCTCTGCTGGGGGATTAGGTTCTGGGTCTTCCTCGTACAAGTCCGAGATGATTATCGTGACCTGCGAGTTGTTGTCCATGTCTTCAATCACAATCGTCGGCATTCTCAAACCTCTGCTCTATAAAACGCTCGCGCTGCACAAGCGTAGCCAAGTCGCGGCAGGCTTCCTCAAGAACTTGGATGTCTTTTGTGACCCCATATTCAGTTACCAACTGTACCACCCTCCCACTCAGATAATTTAGTTGATTTGCGACGATGTATTCGACCGGCTCTATCTCTTTCATCATTCAAAGTCTACCCGATGAATGTCCCCGCGCCACTCGTATTCTCCAGCAGCGTGATAGCCATGAACCCGCACGAATTCAGGCTGCAACAGGAAGTTGTTCTTGATTGACAACAGCGCAAAGCCTGACGACCAATTCTTCGGTGCATCTTCTGCATAATCGAACGTCGGTTGATTAGGCTCCGCCATCGTCCCCAATTGGATGCCCAGCCTACAGCCGGTGTAATCAGTGTATGGCTTGGCCTCTTGGTGATGCGTATGGCCCGTGACAGTATGCGTTCCAGACATCAGCGTGGTTCTGTGGCCCCCAGTGATACCTGCGCCGATTGGCTTGTGACGGATCATGATTGGCCGCTCTGCACCTTCCACCCAAAGGCTGATAGAGAATATCCACGCTGGGAACTGCTCGCGTAGGCTGAATCCCGGCACCCCTTTGTACTGCGGCAAAGCATCGGCCAGCTTCATGTCGAACCGAGAGTCGTGGTTACCCATGACCCAGTAGCGTTTGGAACTCGGCGAAGCCTTCTCGATTTCTTCCAGCCGTTGGTGGACAGCGTTTAGTTCCTGCTCGACTGTGGGCCTTTCTTCCCACCCATTTGGAGCGTGTCGGCTAATGCTTGCGCCATCCAGCAGATCGCCATTCAAGACGATCACGTCAGGCTGAAGCTGTTTCGCCAGTTCAACGAAGGCAAGGTGTGCAGTGGTGACCGTGTTGATTTCATAGTGCGCGTCCGATCCCACAAGGATGGTCAGATCTTTCTCGACCCTCAAGGTCTGACGAACTGACGGTCTTGGCGTTTTGTCTCTCGACAGATGAGCGGGGACTGAGATGCTTCGACCAAGCGCCTCCTCCGCTCTGCGCCGTCGATGGAATACATTCCTGATCCCTACATCGTACCGAGTCGCCATCCCCTGAGCGCCGATTGACGAGAACTCAGTCGCAAACACTTCGTGATCAGTCGGTAGCTTCGGTCTTGCCATGTAATCCCCCACGCCTCGCGTAGTTGTTGCACACATGTGCGAATACTTGTCGTTTCAGTCCCTCATCAGATTCTTTTTTGTTTTCAGCGTCCCAAACCTGTTTCATCGCAGCGTCCATGGCTTTCACCATGTCCTGTGCAACAGCGCGTGGCGATCTCATCTGCGCTCACCCACTCGACGCTCGTGCGCTTTGATCTGTTCTTCCCAGTCGGCAATCATCTCACGATAATCCGACACGTAAAACTTAACTGGATCTTTCTTTGTGGACAGCATGTAGTCCACAGTGTCTCGTCCATACCAGTCCATCATCCACATCGTGTATTGCGCCTCTGCGCTGCCGTGTTTCATGCCGAACCCATTGCAGCCTCGGCACTGAGGGTGAACGTTCTGTTCCTCTAGCGCCCATCTGGACGATGAACCCTTCGGTATGAAGTGGCCGCCGTCCATCTCTTTGTAGTGCTGAATCTTTCCGCATGAAACGCAAGCAGCGAATCCCGAGTCATCAGCCGCGCTGATTCTGGCAAGTTTTTGGAGCGTCTTCAATGCTTTAGCGCGAAGTGTTGCGCTTGTAGGTTTCTTCGCCATCAGACGATGCGGCGCTGGTTAGCCTGCTTCGTGCGCTCTGCGTCAAACATCAACTGCCCGAGCATGATCTGCTTCTTCAGCTTCTCAGCCATCAAGCTGGCTTGCTGGACTGCTCTGTAGTGGTTGGCCCACTCTCCCGTTGATCTTGTTTCTGTTTGCGCCTTAGCAGCACTTGCCCCGCCGTCCATGAATGCCTTCTGTGTGGCAGCTTCAAAAGACTTGAAATTAGTTTCCGCCTCAATTGCTTCCCGACTCGCCCCCTCCCATTCATTAATTCGCTCACTAAGCCTTGTCAGTATCTGATCCATTCGATCCATTTTCTCTCTCCCACGTCGTGACATTTAGTAGGGTTTGGTGGCCCCTACCAATCTTTGTCTCTATCACTATGCTGTATTTCCACTCGACCACTTCCACGCTGGCCCAGACGTTGCCCACCTCTCTGCCCATATATCAACTGGGGGGGAGGGTTTTTGCCACCATTAACGAGTGTTCCGTTTCGCGCTCCTACTAATGCGCGCAGCCTCTAGCAAATTGTCTTTGGTCGTTCTGCTCAACGGGTCAACCACCCGCACCTGTACGCTTTTCCGTACAAGCCTCTGCCACCGAAGTGGAGCAAATAAAAAGGGCCAGCCCCTCACAACAACGGGGGAGGAGGAGAGGAAGGAGGGACTGACCACTAAACTGTCCAATCAGGCAAGAAAATGTCAGGCCTGATATCATGCGGCTTCACGTTTTCCCCTGCAAGTCTGCAAATGCTCACAACCCTGTCCGCCGGTATTCGTGTTTT